ATGAATCCATGATGACTTTACTATCTGCATCACCCATACCAGCGGTGTCTGGTTTAGGAACTGAATGTGAATATATCTGTTGCTTTGGAGCCGCCGCAACAGGCGCTTTAGGCTTTTCCGCAGGCGCAGTAGGAGTACGCTCCCAATGATTGGGATCGTTCTTAGGATTGGTTTGTTTCCAACCGCCTTCATTCAGCAATCTTTTATGCTCTTCAGTTAACTTTGCTCTTGGATCAAGATCAATTGCATCACCAGTTAAATGCTTGCTGTCTTGAGCAACGGGACGGCCTTCTTTGGTATACCAATTGCCCTTTTCATCTTGATGATCTTTGAGAGCTTCTTGTTCTTCTTGAGTGCGAATGTTGCTGATGACAGGAACACCCTTTTTGTAAAGATCTTTGAAAACATCTTCACCAACTCGAGCTTCATTAGGCAAAACATAAATGTTCTTAGGCTTTGATGGCTCCTCAGTTGCTTTTTCCAAAGGTTTGCCTACAACATCACTTTTAGAAACTGGGCTTGTTGTTGCACCAGAAACTTCAGGTTCACCTTCAACTTTGGGTACACGAGGTTGACCTTCTGGTGCTTGAGCAAGAACAGCTTTATCAGCTTCAGTAAGAGGTATGTTGGCTGCTTTCTTATCACGAATACGTTGCAAGTTTTGACCTTCTTGCGTTTGCTGATAAATTAATTCATCTTTCAAAGATTTAACAACATTAGACTCAGGTGCTAAAGCCCCCCAATGACCAACCAATTGAGCCGATGGTGTTTGACCAGGGTGCTCATCACGCCATTTTTTAATTTCATCAGCCACCTTTTTATTGGCCGCCAACAGCATATTGCTTTGATACATTTGCAATTTCATTTGCTCAATAGGCAATTGCTGTGCGCGCTGATTCTCTAAGTTCTCACCCATGGCTTCAGCAGCACTACCTAACGACGCAGTAAAACCACCCAATTGAGGTTTGGCAAACCCTGCCGCAACCTTCCACCAATTAGGCTGATCGTAGCGCTTTTGAAGGGCTTCAATTGACTTTTGTTGAGCGTCTCTTAATTCTTCTAGTCGTTTATCTTCTTGCCCATATAAAGGCAGTTTGGACATATCCAAACCACTTTTGACGCCACTATAATCTTGCTTTTCAGAAGGTTCAGCCATTATGTTCTCCCTACAGGCAATGCGCCAAGATTACGGGTAGAGGCGCATCCAATAGAACCACCACCTGCGGCTTTTACTGAGCCACCTTCAGCGCAACCACAACAATCACCAAATAATTTGCAAAAAGCTTTACTTGCATAGTCAATACCTTTGCACAAAATACCTGATGCTTTGCCAGCAGACAAAAGAGTTGAAATAGTAGACAGTGGAGATGCACACATCGTTGTCTTGACTGACGTCGGAATAGCTTGGCCTTGCATCAAACTAGAAAGCTTGCCTAGCTTATTGAAATTAAAGCATTGAGCATTCTGTTTGATAGTCTGGCACTGAGCCCCTAGTGTGGCCAAAGCATTGATACAAGCCAGATTCTGACCTGCCGCTTGCGTGGCCAATGTACCCATACCCAATCCAGCCGCTTGTTCAGCTTGGGCTTGTCTTGCTGCTGAACATGCTGCTGTCTGAGCTGCTTGCAATTGAGCTTGATTTTGAGCTTGTTGAGCTGTGGCTGTAGTTCCAGCTAATTGACCCAAAGCACTTTCTTTGGCTTTAGCCGCACACAATGCTTGGCCATATCCGCTAGACATCATGTTAGCAATTTGACTGTTCAAGTCTTGCATTGCATTAGCGTTGACTTGTCCCAACACTTGAGCGCCACGCTGAGAGCCAAATTGACCAGAACCCACTGCGGCCGCTGTAGCCATAGGGTCTAGGTTTTGCTGAATATTTCTATTCGCAATGTCCGACATTTGATTGACTGCAGACTTAATGTAAGGGTTCATGTAGCTCTGAGCCACACAACCTAAATTCAATCCTTGAGCTTGATTGATTAAAGGCTTGGCTGCGCACAAAGGGCTTGCACTAGTTCCTGCTTTTAAAAATGGAGAAGAAGCACCTGTAATATCTTGAGCAGCAGCACAACCGATGTAACCCATGCCTGTTTGATAAGCAGGCTGTTGGGCGCCAAAGTTAGTTGCAACCTTACAAAACGCCTCAGTCTGTAAAGGTTGAGCCCCTACAAATTGAGTATCTTTTACAGCTTGAGTGCCTTGTGTTGCTAGACACTGTAGGTATTGGTTGTAATACGCTGGTGCTTCAGTCGATTTATTTTGCGAGGATTGTAGTAAGTTAGCCATTTATTTCTTTCCCTTTTTGATGTAGTCAATTGGGGTCTTCGCCTTTGGTGGGATTGAATCCAATGGTGCCTTTCTCTTGTGCTCACGCAATTTTTCACGCAAACCGTCAAGGATTTCCGCACCCTTCTTATTATCCCCTTGTCCTAAAGCCGTGACAAACGAGGCTGGGAAGACATACTCTCCATCAGCAATCTTCGCTGGCACGGGATTTTTCCCAATCTCTTCTTTGTGTGGCACCTTGTGACGGAAACCCTCCAAGACATGCATGCCAGCCTTGCTAGAACCGTCTCCAAGCGCCGATACTGTCTCAGCGTCCATAACGTAGTCACCGTCGTGCAGCATGGCTGGAATGTCGTCTGATTGGCCTGTACCGCCTCCACAGGCATAGTAGCCCGTGAGTCCAGTGATGAACTCAGGATTATGGCCATGGGGTGCAGCCGCATGATAAGCATGTGCCAAACCACCATCAGCGCTGCCTAAGATAGAAGGCTTGAACTGAGTAAGTGATTTAAGTTCTGGTCTTGAACCTGATCCCATAGGACGCAAAACTACTTCTTTGTCGCATACAAATTTAGGTTGATTTTTTTTCAAATTTGAAGTGATGCATTCAAAATAATTTGTCGAACATTTGGTTTTGCAAGCAGGGTCACCCCCGCCTGCAAGATGCGCAAGCCCACCAGAAGCAAGCATTTCACCTTGATTCATGCCCATCATAGGATTTGGCCCTAATCCACCACCAATTTGTTGCAAACCATGCAACGCATCAATAGATGTATTACCACCATGTCCTACAAGAGCACTGGCTTGACCGCAAAGGGCCGATGGATAACCTCCACCGCCACCTCCTCCACCACCTGCTCCTGAACTGCATTTACCAGTTTTTGTGTGAGTACCTGGATGCTTTGTGTGTGGAATTTTTGGTTTTTTAGGTTTGCAAGTACAGCAATCACAGCAGCATTCACAGCAGCAACAGCAGCAACACTCAGCACAACAGCAAGAGCAACCGCATTCACAAGTGCAACACATGCAGCAATCGCAACACATACAACATGTGCAACACATACAGCAATCACATGTGCAACAACATGAACAGTCACACATACAACAGCAAGCACAGTCGACTGTACAACAGTCTGTGCAGCAGCAAGAACAATCACATGTACAACAGCAAGATGTACAACAACATGAGCACTCACAAGTACAACAAGAAGTACAACAGCACGAACAATCACATGTGCAACATTCTGTGCAGCATTTTGTACAACATTCTGTGCAACATCCTGTGCAGTCAACACAACAAGTGCAATCAACACAGCATAATTCACAAGTGATGCATGAAACATCGCAAATGACACATGTAATGGTGTCAATTGCACAAATAACGCATCCAGCATCTAACACACATAAAAAACTAGTGGCACCACCAGTTGCAATATCAAGAGCTATAGATAATAAACTACCGCCACCACCATAGTGTGGGGTTGCTTGTCCGCAAGGCAGAATATCATCGGGCTCAATACTTGGAACATGAAGTTGAGCACCATGGTTTTGATTTTGAGCGCCACCCAAGGCTATAAAGTTTTTCATAGTTTCATCATCCATGTATATCCTGGACGATCTGACTCTTTAATTGGTACGCCAACCTTTTGCGAAAGTCTTCTCAACAAATTTAAAATATTTCCAGTTGCATCGCCATAAATAGCTTTGATACCGCTTTTCTTAATTTTGCGAAAGAACATAATTAAAGCTCTCGACAATGGAATTGGTGCATCTTGTGAGAACAAGTGGGTTGCAAATTGCCCATCATCAATCTTTTGCAAAACAAGCACAGTATTGTTATTTTGCAAAATTTGACCACCGTTTTTAACCGCCAAATTGGCAGCCGCCATTACCTTTTTAGGGTCTTGGCCGTGACTCTGTGAGTCCGCTATGATTACTTCTGACGGTTTCAATATATGCTCCCCAAATTTGGCGCGATCGACATGATTCCCGCCATAGCCTCTGCCCAATCTTGCCAATATTCATAAGGTCGATGGTCTGGTATTCCTGATGAAACAAAATACCCAATACCATTCATGCCATCAACCCATGTTCTCCATTCAGCTTCAGGCACATTACCTAGCTGATTTGACGCAAACAACTCTTCCATCAGCTTACAGTACTGATCCCAAGTCATGCCCCGTGGGTCATAACTGATCATGGGTTACCCGTTCCGCGTACGTCGCCTGTTTCGACACTCAACACCACTCGACCCATAAAATAATTGCCGTTTTGCGTATTGCTTGAAAAACGTAAACGCATCTCACGACGCTGTTCTTTCATGTCTATTTTAAGCGTTGTTGGGTCAAATGGGTAAGGTGTTGATGCTTGATCTACATCGTCTGCATAACCCTTACCAGTGACGGTCACATTCATCTGGCCAGATTGAACAAAATCAGGCTCAACACGTTCTAAACGAGTCCAAAGGTTGTCGCCCAAACTTTGCGTTGAACCAACCAAACCTGTATTTGCCCCTAAAACATTTGTTTCAAAGAATGAGTTAATTGCGTACACATTGTTCAAATAGACTTGATCTTGGCCAGTTTCTTGGGTCCAAAGCGTATAAGCGCCTGTGGTATTTGCTATGTTTCCAGCCCAAATTGGCTTTTTAAATACTTCAGAGAACACGCCTGCAGAACGATTGGCGCCATCGGCCAAGCCTGCGTCATACCACGTCTTTTCACGCACGTTGTAGATGATGGCGTCATTGCACTCAGTTGATGTACCTCGTGGGTAGAAGAACCAAATCTCGCCCCAGCGTGGAATCTTGGTCGCCCAAACCTTTTGTCGCTGGGTGATGTTAATTCCATCAAAAAACCAGTTCAAGTTCTGTGTATTAGGTACTTCTTGAACTACGCCGTTGTACATGAGGAATCGGTCAACACCCACCCAGTAAATGACGCCGTCATACTCAATAACGCACTGGCTGGACATGATTGATGACTGTTGTGTAATCAAGTCATAGCGCCAGTAAAGCGTAGAAGTACCTACGTTTTGAGGTGAATAGGTCACCCTAATCACCGAATCAGTTGTCCAAAACAAGCCAGACGGTGAGGTTGTACCGCCACGCAAAGGCATGCCTTTAATAACTTTTGTGGATGCTACGTTGTTGGCATTGGCATCTGCCGATGTCCAGTTATTGAAGTTGCCAGCAGAGCAGTTTTGAATCAATCCATAATTGCCATATACAAAAAGATATGGATACAGCATCACAACACCACCAGAAACGCTGATGTTGTTGTCAAAAGTCAAAAGAACTGTGCCTGATGCAGTAGCAGGCAAGCTTAAAACAACAGTCCAAACACCTGCTACCAAAGAAGAAGACACAATCTTAGTGCCTGCTTGGATTCCAGTTCCGTAAACAGATACACCTGCTCCCATAGCCACATTTGTTGTGGTAAAAGTCACACTTGTTGATGTAGATGTAGTGGTTCCCGTCGCAGTAAAAACGCCAACAGGCGTCATTGCCGTACCCGTAAATGGACCAATCAGAGGACGTACATTTGTTTGATTGTCGATGTATTGCAGGTTTTGACCAGGGTGCGCAATCAGGTTGTTGTTACCCGTACCGTATGGGTCATAACCAGTATCAAATTGCCAAAGCGTGTTGTCGTTTGATTGATAGTAATTACTTGAGGGCGCTACATTGACGCCGTAATAAGTAACAGACGTCACCGTTCCTAAAAACGTCGTTGATGGTGTTCCACCACCCAAGTCCGATGTTGCAAAAGTAAACGTATCACCAAAACCATAACCAGTGCCAGATGCAGTCACAGTTAAAGTAGTTACTGCTCCCCCTGATACAACTACCGTAATTGTTGCGCCAGTACCATTACCACTTGAAGTGATGGGTGTTTTGCTGGTGTAAGTTCCATTTGTATATCCAACACCAGCCGTAGTAATTACAACAGTTGTAATGCTACCAATGACAAAGACTTGCTGTGGACCTGAACCAATAGCATCGCTATTACCAATCGTCCACTGCTGAATGCTATTGTTAAATCCAGATATAACCCATGATTGTCCATTCTGGGACTGCATGATCATGCCACGACTAATACTAGGCGCATTTAAAAATGAACCTGTATAACCTCCAATTTTTCTTGGACGGCTGTATTGAAAGCGCACCCATTGACCATCTACATAAGATGGGGAGGCAAAAAGTGTTCCGTCTCGCTGTATGCCAGAAGAGACTTGTAAGACGGCAACTTTTTTAGTCATTAGAAAGTACCAGAATTAATACCAACGGGCAAAAGTAACCCACTGGCTGTTAACTTACCTGCAGCAGCTCCAGCAATTGCAAAACCTAATTGACCAGAAGCTGCCAAATACAAACCTGTTGTGGTATCACCTTGGAAATTTAATGAAGGATTAGATGCTGAACCATTACCTAAAGTTAAACTTGATGTAAAACTTGTAGATGATGAAGTTGTACTAAAGACATTTGTTCCATCACAAACAACAAGCGCTGCGGTATTTTGAGAAACAACAAATGTGCTTCCACCAGTTACCCCTGTTGAAAATGTCAACGTATAGGCGCCTGAAGTTGTATTTCTTATTGAATAAAGTTGCACCGTTTGGGGCAAAATTATTGTGGTGTTATAGGAAAGAGTGCCTGCGTATTGTTGAATAACATTTTTTGCTTGTGCAGATGTCAGAGTGACTGATGCTGCAGCACCTGTAAGGTCCAAATACAGTTGCGTGTAGTTGAAAACATTGGTCTGCGCTAAAGCATATGTGTACCAATTTGTTCCATTGGTCACAAAAACGCTTGAGTTAGCTATTTGGATTTGAACGGTTGAACTTGTCGTATCAATCGTGCTTGAGCCTTGTGCAGCAACATTCAGAATGCCTGATCCATCATTTTTGACAACTACGAACCATCCTGCGGTAACGCTGGCCACGGTTGGTAGAGTCAATGTTCCTACGCCACCCGTCCAAACATACATGGCTGCACGATCACTTGCAGTAAACGTATAAGCAGAAGATACCAAAGATACTGCTGTGCTTGTATTTAGAGTAGTGTTAAGTGCAGTGAGCCCATATCCCGCCAAAGTTGCAGCACTGGCGGCTGATGTGCCAATACCCAACGCCACTGTTGACCATGTGCCTTGGACTGTCGAATTGTCAGTTAGATAAATGTAATAGGTGTTGACCGTGGCTGTTGTTGGGGCAACAGGTATTGTTTGAATGGTGTTATAAGTACCATCAGAATTCTGCGAAGAAACAGTAAATGAATTGGTTGATCCAATGTTTCTAATGATAAAAGCTTGGCCTACAGAGACTGCAGTTGCTGGCGGCAGAACAATATAAGCAGGCGAAATTGTCGCAGTGGCTTCAATGATGTTGGATACAACAACACCTGTTGTTCCATTAACAGGCCACGATAGCGCTGTGTAAGTAGTTGTTAAAGTCAGATTCTCATAGCCCACCTGTGATGGGCTGATGGTCTGTCCTGTGTATGGTGAAACGTATGAGGTCATGATTAAGAATCCACAGCAACGGCTTGACGATCACCGACGCGAGAAACATCTTCAGTCTTGAGGGACTGAATGGCCTCGGTGTACTTTTGTTGAAAAATCTGACGCTGGTCGTTTTTCAGGAAAGGCATGGCTTGCAAAAGCGTACCAAACAACATTGCTGTCGGCGCATTTTGTGTCAGCCAATTTGTTTGATTGTCCGAGCTTAGAGGTTGTATTCTCTCATAGTAGAGGACTTCTAAACTGTAAGCTTGGTCAGGCGTTGGGGCTAAATACCAGTGATCCCAATTGGTATCAGCATAGTAAACAGGCGCTGCTGTGTTTGTATTGTTTGGCCAGTAATTGGTCAGATATTCATACTTACGAAGCAATATTGGGGTTCGTACACCACTGCTATTGGTGTAGTTCATAGAAACTGTTTTACGCCATCTGGAGGGCTTTGCAAGCACTGGATTGCCAGCAATCGTAGTTGATTCAACAACTTGCAATTGGCCAAGTGTCTTGATCTCTTGGGCAATCTCAAATTCAGCTAAAGTAATGAATGTAGGAATTGCATTGATCGTCGCTTGATCAGACCGTTCTAAATACTGTAGAACAGTCGATGTCAACGAGTTGTAAGTCATTACCCAAGAGGGCGTGTTGGTGCTCATAGTTTCCCCATTCTTTATGCTATTTTCCCACTGACGTCCATCCTTTACAAGTGCACTCAAGCGTTCAAAACGGCAAACGCTTTTTTGGTCAAATCAATACGCTCATTTAGGCCAAAAAGGCCGCCATTGATGCGCTTACAAAGGGCTTCTTCATTACCAGATTCAGCCAATTGATTGCATCCATGGGTAGCCCAGAACCAGCCGCCGCTCATGGCCGCCCACATGGGCATCTTGACCAAATCTGGATTCTTTACAAAATCCTGACCCAATGCTTGCCCACAGTGCCAGTAATTGTCGTGAAAGGTAAGCTGGATGGTTCCTCTTCCTCGGTACAAGAACCCGTCCCCACTTGCCTCATTTCTGTTCCCTCCCCGATTACAGTAAATTCTGTTAGCGATCTTTTGGGGATTGTGGGCAAAAAGGGCGTACTCGTCGGGTTTAAAGTGAGTATGGAAGAGAGCTTGAAGGGTTTCGGCTCGATAGTTAAGATTTTCTTCCAGTGTACGGAAGTGGTTGCACTCGTGCGAAAGCTGTCCGATAAAAGCTGACTGTTCCTTGACCGTAAAGATTCCAAACTTTTGGATGGTTGCATTGAGCGGCTCTACCCATTCTGGTCCAATTTGCAGAGCATGAAGCTTCTCTGCTGTGATCATAGGTAATCCGTTAAAACGACCGCCAAAGCAATCAATAAAACAAGTCCAACATAAGCCACAAGTACTTTATTTTCCCACTTCATTTACTTTGCTCCTGACGGTGTTGTAGAAGTTGATGCAGGCGTTTCGTTCTTCGATGGCTCTGTCGCCTTCTGCTGCGATTGCGACAATATCTTTGATAGCCTGTCGATCAGATTCGCCCTGACCACCACCCCCAGCTCCTCTGGCAGCTCTGGCATCTGTGTCGGTTGATACACCACAGGTGGAGGGGAGGCGCAACTCACCAGCATCGATGCGACTATTAATGACAGCTTGTTTCGACTGAATAGCATCATTAGCCTTTCGTAGTGCTACGCTTGTAGCTTTCTTTTGTTTGTTTAATTGGGCTTCTTTGGCACGAGCTTCTGTATTAAGTCGCTCAATTTCTGCTTGATCTTCTGATACACGTTCTTGATAGCCGTTGTGATGTCCATATGAGTACACTCCTAAAAAAGCGCAAATTACGCCGATGATGATCCAAGGATTAAGAAAACTAAACATTTGCTCTTGCTCTTGCCATTCTTTCACGTTCTGCATCACTCTCCAAAGTGGGGCTTGAAACAGGTGGAGGTGGTGGTGTCCAACTGCTTGGCTGAGACATCATCACAACTGGAGGAGGTGGAGGTGCAACGTACGCATCCTTATTGGATTTGGCTGCATTCATCATGTTGGTGGCCTCATTGGTCAGACCCTTGGTCAAAATGCCTCCTATGCCCCCTACAATCAACAATACAATGTCATTGAGCATCTTGGTGTAAGCTTGGTCTATTGGAGCCATAGACTTCATAGGCTGAGTCACAAAAGTCACCGAATAAAGCAGTGCAAATGTGATGAACGCAAAGATCAGCGTGACTATGACGATAACAAATGCCCGTACACGAACATCAATTTCATCGGCAGTTAGTCGTTCCTGATCCGTTTTGCGTGATAAGAGGGCTAACAGTAATTCCTTCAACTTTTTTCTCCGAATTAGGTGATAAAAGATATTCTGGACATGTTTGCGTGAATTCACAAACGGGCTTTTGGCATTGAGCATCGCCAAAATGTTTAGGATCTTGACAGGTATAGCGATATTGATCACCACATGATGATAAAAACGGTAAAAATATACATATCATCATTGACGTGTATATAAAACTGCGTTTTTTT